GTCCTATCTTTGTGAATGTGTGGGACAAAAGGGTTGTCTCAATAAAAATAAATAAATAACTTACATTTTTTCTTTGTAGCAGGGGGAGCAGGGCAAATAGTCCTGCTCCCCTTTTTTTGTAAGTAAAGCAGGTCAAATAAGGAGAAATCTTATGCCTAAAAGAAAGAAAAATCTTGCTGAAATGGTTTGTAAAATGGGGGGGCAGGACCTCAACAAAAACGACCTACAAGCATTACTACTACAACTTATTAGCGAGGTGCGTGTAATGGATAAAGACACCGCACTACGCAACGAACAAATAAAGTTGGACGCCATCCGTCTTCTATGGGACATTCTAAAAGTAGAAGAAGCGGGTGAAGACATTACCGAACTACTACTATCAATCAAAAAATAATGGAGACTAAATAATGCCTAATAAATCAGATAAACAATACGACTTGTTTGTTCCTAACAAAACCCGCCCAATAGTCCGCAGAGACATTGCCTCTAATGTCGCAACTTTGGAGGTTATTGGTGTCGCTACTGGCGGTGCTGTCCTAATCGTTCAGGTAGATAGTGTTACGTCTTTTTACACCACTATTGCTGCCGAAACTGCTGCTGTTGCTGCTTCTGCTGCTGCCGCACAATACCAAAACGACCTTGACGCCGCCTACGCCGTAGGTGAATACGGCGTTACTGCCGTTGGAACTACTATTACTATTGTTCGTGCGAACGGCAACCCACTATGGTTAGAAGAACATTTTTCTACTGACGCTACGCAGTCAATCGAAGGCACAGGTGGCGACCACCACGACACCGCCCTACTACACGAGGTTACTACTGCCGGAACCGGCAGACCCCTTCGTTATGACGACGGACACACCATCAACGACCCTGACCTTCCAGCAGCAGACCGCAGCGTAACCCTTGTTTTAGAAGCAGAACTAACAAATGGTTCTGGTGGTCCTGTAACTGCCCGTTGGAAAGTTTGGTGGTGGTTTGATAGTTTAGGTTGGGTAGAAGACCAAGAGGTAGGCATTCGCTCTATTACTCAAACGTCAGGTGCCGGTCTCCAAAAGGATGTTATTGCTGTTTCAGCAGTAGGCGCTGAAAAGTGCGCTGTTGAGTTAGAAGACGACGGAGCAAGCGGCAACTTACCTGCTGGCGCATCCTTTTCCGCTTGGGGAGTAATCGCTCACTAATGAAACCAATAAAACATAAACATAGCGCACGCTTACGCAACCCTACTATGTCTATTGGTTCTACCCAAAAAGTAAAAGCGTTACAGGGCGTAAGCAAACAACAAATAGGGGGACTTGACCCTAACCTATGGTTAGATTGGAAACAAACGACCACAGCGCTCCCTGCTGTCCTTTCTTCCTTCCCAGCAAGGAAGGGTGTGTCTCCAACTGCTTCCGGCGCTCTCCGTCCAGTTATGAGCGAAAGAGGGGTAGTTTTTGGTGGCGCTCAATCGCTCGCCAAGTTCAGCGGCATAGACACCGCTGGTTATGAGAAGATTACTCTTATTGTTGTGGGTGAAGCAGACGCTAATAGTTCTTTTATGTCTATTGTTGAGACCTACAACCCTTACTGGTATGCTGGGGACGCAATGATAATGGGTCTAAACACCGCTAATGAGTGGTATTACGGCATCGGTGGTTCCACAGACGGAAGCATAGGTGTTACAGGACCCGACGCTGTTGGTGAATGGGTTTGCCAAGTTTGTTCTTATGACCGCACACTTTCTATCCCTGACGCTACAACCAACGCAACAAACGGCATTAGAGGCACCACAACCACTCTAAACCCAGCAACTTTTACAGGAACCTACAACTCAAACGCATTTTATTTAGGTTCTCGTGCTCTTGGTGCTCTTTTTTACCAAGGCGCAATAAGGTTAGTTGCTGTTATTCCCGGTGCTTTTTCACAAGAAGAGGTGCTTGGTTTGAGTAGAGTTGGGTTATGGGCGTCATCTTACGGGGGGTCATAATGGTTATTTGGCAAACTTACATTTGTGAAGAAGAACACGAAGACACACCTTTTATGTCTGGTAAGGACGAAAAGGTTTATTACTGGACTATTGCTTACGAACTACCTGATTACCCTTACATTTCTTCCCAGCAAGTTCGTTCTATTGGAGAAGCGAGAACTTGGTGGCAGTCGCAGGGTTACGAACCTATTGAGTAATAACAATGACGAAAGAAGAAAAAGACAGAATGCCTGCTAATAAACCTCGCCGCATAAGAAAAGGCGAACCCGGTTATGGTGTAAAAAAGTTTGTTGTAAAGGCAGTCAAAGACGGAAAAACAAAAATCATTCGCTACGGCGATGCGAAAATGGAAATAAAGAAAGACAATCCTGCTCGCAGAAAATCATTTAGGGCAAGACACCGATGCTCCACAGCAAAGGACAAACTCTCTGCCCGTTATTGGAGTTGTAAAAAATGGTAAAAGAACTACTTATTATTCTCGCTTCGGCGCTTATTCTGCTTTCAGCGTGTAAAGGACCTGATTGCGAGGTAAAATGTAATGGAAACGATTGCTCGTGCGAAACGCCAGAAAAAGATTGTTCCAAAGTGGATGACGACGCCACAGACCTTCCAAAAGACGCAACTGGAACGGACGCTGTTGTCCCACCAGCAGACGCAACAGAAACAGGTTGGTTGGATAAGTTCCACCCTGCCTTTGAGTGGAAAGAAACAAATGCCTAAACCAGCAGCAGACGCTCTACTTTCTAAATGGTTCAGTCGCAAACTATTAGTTTGGGGTGCGACAACTGGTTTATTACTAATAGACAAAGTTGATGCTGACGCTTGGGTTGCTATTGCTCTTGCCTACATAGGTAGTCAGGGTGTAGCAGACATAGCGGCAAAATGGAAAGGAAACTAAAAATGCCTGCTACTATGGAAACATTAGACCCTGTAATGATGGATGGTTATTACAAACAGAAGGCAGCAGTAAAAATGCTGAATAAAAAGTCTCGTCTAAAAAAGAAAAAGAAAATGAAGGACAAAGACGTTCCTGTGGAGCAACTACCCAAATGATAAAGAAAGAAGGCAAAAAATACAGAGTTTATGATAGTAAGGGTAAAAAACCCCTTTCTAAAAAGAAAAAGAGCAGAAAAGCAGCACTAAAACAACTTGCCGCAGTAGAAATAAGCAAAAAGCGTAGAAAAAAATGAGGATTTATGCGTGAAAGAATAATCATAATACTACTCACAGCACTTACTCTCTTGGGAGTAATAGGGTTTTATGAACGAAGACACGCAAAACTACTAAAAACTAACACAGAACTAAACGCAAAATACACCGAGGTAGTTGAAAAGAACGCAAAAATGAGTTTGCTAAACTACAAAACAAGAAAAGAACTCGCTGAAATAAAAGAAAACTGCTATTACCGAGCAGAAACTTTGGAGGAAAGACTATGAAAAAACAACCTTACAGAGAAGGAATGCCTGCTAAATACTCAAAAGGTCTGTCTAAAAATGTAGCAAGACGTAGAGCAGCAGCGCAACGCCTACGAACTAAAAAATACAAAGAAGGCAAAATGACCCCTGCCGACTACGAAGAAAAACTACCGGGGGACTAAATGGAAAAACTACGCAAGTTCGCAAAAGAAAAAGGATTGCCCTACGGACCACTTGCCGCTATTTACCGCAAAGGTTTAGCAGCGTGGGCGTCAGGCGGTCATAGACCGGGCGTTTCACAACACGCTTGGGCGATGGCGAGGGTAAAGTCAGTTCTTCGTGGTGGTAAAGCAAGAAGCGTAGATGCTAAACAATGGCAAGCAATCCAGCGTAGTAAAGCAGCAAAGAGGAAATCTAAATGAACGAAAACAAAATGAAAGCAGTAGCAAAAAAACTTATGAAGAAACTAAAAGACATAGACCTTGATAAAGTTTCTGCTATTACTATTGGTATTCAGATGTCCGGTCCTAAACCAGATAAAATGTGTCCCAAGTGCGGAAAACCTATGAGTGAGTGTGGTTGCGACGAAAAAGAGAAAGAGGATTATGACGACTAATGGGGAAACAGGACCTACTAAAAGCGGAACTGGTAAAGTGCGCTAATGACTTTGTTTATTTCGCAAACACCTACCTCAAAATAGTTGATAAGAATAACCAAGTTATTTCTCTAAAACTAAACCCAGCACAAAAAAAAATCTTTGAGACCCTACAAGAGAACCCACACCTCGCTATTCTAAAAGCAAGGCAGTTGGGTTCTACTACTTTTATTGCTGCGTTTTTCTTTTGGAAGACACTATTTACACCTAACGAAAAGACCGCTGTAATCGCTCACACAAGAGAAGCAGCAGAAAACATTTTTCGCATTTACCAAACTTACTATGAGTTCCTACCAAGGTTTTTCAAGTTTGGAACTAAAACCCAATCAGTAAGAGAACTTGCTTTCAGTCATAAAGGTTCTATTAGGGTTTCGTCAGCAAACTCCCAGTCTTTTCGTGGTTCTACTTTCACAAACATTCACGCAAGCGAGTTCGCCTTCTGGGATAATGTAGGCGACACTATTAGTTCTGTGTTCCAAGCAGCAACAGGCAACTCGTTTATTGTTATGGAAACCACAGCAAACTCTCTAAATGACGCTTACCAGTTTTGGATAGACAATAACGGGTTTGAGAAACTTTTTATTTCTTGGAAGGAAGGTGTAGATTACAGAGGTAATAAAGCACCAAAAGACCTTACAGACGAAGAAGCAAAATACATAAAAGACAACGACCTACAACCAGACGAAGCATTTTGGTTTGTAGAAACCTTGCGTGGTAAATGTGGTAATAACCTAAACACTTTCAACCAAGAATACCCTATTACCGCAGACGTAGCGTTTATTACCTCTGGTAGTAAGTTCTTCAACATAACATTTGGCGTTTCTGCTTGGGAGCAGACGGGTTATGTAGAGTTCTTCCCACCCAAGGACTACCGAGGTTATTTGATGGGCGTTGATACGGCGTCAGGTTCGCCTAATGGCGATTATTCCGCATTTGTTATTATTGACGCTACAAATAAAGGCAACATAAATGTTGTTGCTTCTTATTACGACAAAGTGCCTGTAAAAACTTTTATTGACGAAATAGACGCTGCTATTCAGCGCTACAACCCACTTGTAGTTTGCGAAAGCAACTCTTATGGTCTTGCTGTTGTAGATGAGTTAGTTATGAAAGGAAGACAACTATTCAGGCGCATTTCCTACGACAAAGCAGAAGACCGCTACACAGAAAAGTTTGGTTTCAACACAAGCAGAAGCAGTCGTCCTATTTTGCTTGCCCGTCTCTATGAGTTTGTTTCTAAACGCTGGGTTACAATAAACGACGTGAGAATAAAGTTTGAGATGAATAACTTTATTTACAACGACAGAGGACGCCCAGAAGCAGCAAGCGGACAACACGACGATTTAGTTATGTCTTTGGGACTTGCTCTACAAGGTTTAGAACAAATAGACATAAAGATTGACGAAGAAAGAAGAGAAAAAAGACCCGCAAGTGTAAGACAAATGATAGAAATGGAGTTGGAAACAGGCAACTCTTACAAGCGTCTTGCTAAACAAAACTACTTTTACGACCAACAAAATAATGGTTTTGATGACTATGTAAGTCCTCTCACTACCATTTATGGTGATTAGGTAAGTAAAACGGGCAAAGTTTCTGGGAGTTCTAACAACCCTGTTGATTTGCTGTAAATAGGAGGTTCAGCACCTATGATTAGTTATGAAAGAAAAGAAGAACTGATGAACGCATTACGCAGTTCTTCATTAGACCCTGAACCAAGCGTTCAAGGTGAAACTGCCCCAGACAATAATGTCCCAGAGGTAGATGAAAATAAGGAAGCATCTTCACTAAACGAGCAACAGGAAACTTTTGCTTCTTCGGTAAGCGACGATAATAACTCACCCTCGTCAGGTGAGGACGAAGGACATAGAGTTCCCTACAAGCGTTTCAAGTCAGTTGTAGAAGCACGCAACGAATACCAACAAGAGGTAGAGAGTTTGCGAGAACAACTACAATCTTACGAAGAACGCCTTGCTTCCGCTCGTAAAAGCGACACGACAGAGGACGTTAGTAGCGATTGGGACTGGTTAGAAAGTCATAGCGACGACGACTATGAAGAAACCGGTTCTTACGACAACGAACGTTTTGCCGAACTCAATAGTAGGATAGAAAAGTTTGAGTTATTCCAAGCAGAACAGGCGTTAGAAAAAGAAATCCAAAACGTTACAAACGACTACCCCGGTGTCCCAGAACAGGTCTTACTACAAGCAGTAGTAAATGACCCCGACGTAGCGTTGAGAAAAGTAGCAGAAGCATACTCTTCTTTCGTTGCCTCAACAGAAGAACAAGCAATCGCCCGTTATTTGGAGGAAAACAAGGCACCTACCCCTGCTCCAAGAGGCAATAGCAAAGGTTCTTCACCCGCACAAGGTTTAGTTCCCACGGAAACAAAAAAAATAAGTTCTGTTAGTGAAGGTAGTAAAGCGCTTCGTGCGCTACTAAAAGGTCGTAATGGACCAATCTTTTAGACATTATTACTAACAGGAGGAAAATAAAATGTCAGCATCATTACAAACCCTACAAGAAATCCTCAAAGAGTTTTACCTTGGACCAGTCCAAGAGCAAATCAACCAAGAGGTAATGGTTTATGAACTATTCGATAAAGCAAGCGTAGAGTGGTCTGGGCGTAACGTCATTATTCCACTACACATCGCTCGTAACCCAAGCACAGGTTTCCGTGCGGAAGGCGGCACACTACCCGGCACCCCCGGCGTAGTAGGCGACCTACCACTCGGCAACCAGACCTACGAACAACTTTTCGTAACCGCAAAGTTCCTTTATGGTCGCTTCTCACTTACCGGTCCAGCAATCAGCGCTGCCCGTGCCGGTTCCAACTCCTTCATTTCTTATGTAGAAGCAGAAATGAATAAGTTGGTTGATGACGTAAAGAATGCCTCAAACCGCACTATGGTTTCAGGTGGTCGTTGCGTTGGTTTCACTCACCAGAAGGCAAACATCGGTCCCGGTAATCCAGTTGAGTTTTCAGGCGACACGCAGAAACTCAATGACATTGCCGTTATTGCTGCCGCTCTTGGTGGTATCAATGGTATTTCAGTCAAGTTTGTCCGCACAGACACTTACGCCGACATTACTGGTGGTGTTTGTGAGGTAAGCGCTGCTTCCGTAGCAAACGGAACATTTACCATCCCCGGCGCTTCTGCCGTTGGTTACAACTCATTAGCAGTTCCAACAGGGGTCGCTATTGCCGTCGTTATTGACGACACCCGTGCTGCTGTTATTACTGCTCTACAAAACGCAGGTTTCTTCCTTGACGCTGAACCACTCGGCATCTACGGAAACCTCTTTGCTACACCACTTTCAGGCGTCCAAGACGGCGGTGATGATTATTTCCGCATCGACCGCTCCGCTGCCGCCAACGCTGCGCTCCGCTCAACCGGACGTTGTATTTCTGGTGGTGCCGGCACTGACCCTCGTGCCCCTGTGTCTTTGGACGCCCTCCAAAGCACTATGGACGCCGTGCTTGTAGAAGCAGGTGTGGAACCAAACTACTTGTTTATCCACCCCTCAATGCGTAGTGAATACACAGCACTACTCGTTGCTACAAGCGGTCAGTTATTCACAATGACCGACAGCGCCAAGAACGGCGATGGTGGTTTCACCTCGCTCGGTTTCAACGGCATTCCACTCAAAACCAGTCGCCACATTGACCGAGGTTTGGTTGTAATGCTAAAAACCGATAGTTGGAAGATTACCGAACTGGAAAGCAAAGGTTTTGCTGACCTTGACGGAAATGTTCTTTCTCGCACGCTCAACAGAGATGCTTACGAAGGTTACTACCGCTGGTATTACAACCTCGTTTGTATGCGTCCCAACGCAAATGCGGTTCTAACCGGTTTAGATTTCCCTGCCTAAACATTAGTTTAGCACTAAACCTTGGGGGTCTGGGTTTTTTCCCAGACCCCCTTTTTTTGTAAGTAAAGGAGGCAAAATGTTAGAGTTAGTTTTATTTTTCACAGCAACAAATCTTTTTACACTAAACGCACTATTGGGTGTTTTTTTAGTAGAAAAATGGAATAAAATAAAAGAAGAGCAGGAAACAAAAAATAAGTTTTCTGTTGTCTCACCTGACGACATTATTAGACATTACGAGGAGAACTACTAATGAGAAGCGAAGCAGCAAAAAGAATGATGGAACGTTATGGTTCCAAACCAAAAAGCGGTGGTGGTTCTGGGATAATAGGACCTGTGCTGACGACCGCCGGTGCTGCTATTGGTGCTTACTTGGGTGGTCCAGCAGGCGCACAGGTAGGCGCAGGCGTAGGAACAGAACTGGGAAAACTTACAGCAACAGGCGAACAAGCAGAGGAAAATAAAGACAAAGACGGAATGGGCGCTATTATGAAAGGTTTGGAAGGACTTGCCGACGCAGATAAAAAGAAAAAACTTATGGAAATGATGAAGGCAGGTAAGATTTCACCAGAACAAGCAACCGCCGCCGCAAAAGGAATGAGCGCATAATGATAAAAGACAAGGACATAAAAAGGTTGTTGGACGACAGCAACAACTCTAAACAAATCATTACCCGCATTTGGGACTTATGCTTACATTATTTAGAAGGAAGACAACACCTCGTTTATGACCGGTCTATGTCTAACTATGTTGTAGGTAGAGAACTACAAGGTAATAGACAAAGAGCAACAATCAACTTACTCCTAAACCTTTACAGAAACATTATTTCACGCCTTACAATAAACTACCCTTCTGTTGCTGTTCTTCCAGCATCTCCTACACCAGACGACATAGTAAAAGCAAAGAGCAGCGAAACTGCCCTACATTACTACTGGAACAGCGCAGATTGTAAGCAACTATTAGAGAAGGCGATAAAATGGTTAGTGTCCTGCGGTAATGTTGGTCTAAACACTTATTACGACCCAGATAAAGAGTGTGTAATGACGGAGGTTATTTCACCTTACGACATTTTCTTTGAGAAGGGTGCTATTGATTACAACGACAGCAGATTTGTTGCTATTCGTCGTTTTCACGTTAGAGAAGAACTTGCTGAAATGTTCCCAGAACATAAAGAATACATTATGAAGGCACCTTCTTACACACAGCAAGACCAAACAAGCGACTATGGTTACACAGCACAAAACCACTCTGTTCCACAAGGACGCTTGGAAACTTATGACTTTTACGACAAACACGGCGAACTACGCATTTGTCTAAATGATAAAGTCCTTTTCAAAACAAAAACACCAAAAGGCATTATGCCCTTCCAGCACATTCGCTACACAGACGTTCCTAACCGCATTTGGGGTCTTGGGTTGCTGGAACCACTTATCGAACTACAAACGCTCTACAACACAGCGAGAGCGCAAATAATAAAGAACGTAGAACTTATGTCTAACCCAAAGTGGTTAGTGCCTAAAACAGCAGGCGTCAATCCAAACGCTATTACAAACAGAGCAGGTGAAAAGATTTTCTACAACCCTGCTGGTGGAACACCACAGCAAATCCCTATGGCGGGACTACCTGCTTATGTTATTCAAAACATTCAGCAAATAAGCGAAGAAATGAAAGACGTAGCAGGCATTCACTCTGTTTCACTTGGACGCAGACAAGTCGGCGTAACCTCTGGTAAAGGCATAGAAGCACTTGCTACACAAGACATTTCACAACTACAAATAACACAGCAGCAAATAGAAGACGCTGTAAAGCAAATGGCGAAAGTTGTTTTGGTAATGATGAAGACTTATTACAAAGAAGCAAAGTTCGTAAGAATGCTTGACCGAACTGGTAAAGTTATTTTCAAACAACTACGAGACACAGACATAGTAGATGACCCTGAAATCTTTATTGAGGCAGGTTCTATGTTTAGAGCAGAAGCAGACGACAAGGACGCACGCATAGTTCAGATGCTCCAACTTGGTCTAATAGACAAAGAAACAGCACTAAAAGAAATGACTTTTAGAACTGGTAATGCTTATGCCTTGGAGGAGATGGAAGACCTCGCACACGCAGAAGAAATCCTTGCCGCAGTCGCAGACGGACAGCAAGTAGAAATCTTTGCTACGGACAACCTTGACGCCTTTATGGAGGTGTTTAGCAACTACATAAAGAGCGACGATTTCTATTCTAAACCACTGGAAAGACAAGAATACATTAGAGACGTTTTCCACGCTATTATTGATAAGAAAATGGGCGGTCAAACAAACATTATGAGAGAAGACAAGGTTTATCCACGTCAGGTAAATAACCAAGAACAACTCGCAGAAAACGTAGTCCAACTCAACTCACCAGAAGCAAGAATGGCGCAACTCAACCAAGGTTTAGATTTAGCAGACCAACAAGCAGAACTAAACTCTTTACAGCGAGACGAAGCAACATTTACCCGTGATGCTATGGGTGGAGGGGAAACTATCTAAATGAATACAACAGAACTACGAGAGGTTTTTAGAGACTTTATTGACGAAAGCGACACAACCTTTTTTAGCAATGCTGACGTAGCACGCTATTTGAGTTTGGGTTACGACCAGTTCCGCAGTAGAGTTTGCGAACACGACCTTTCTATTTACAAAGTTAGGACAAGTTTTACGCCTACTACACCCGAGTTTGACTTGGCGACACAAGACATCACAGACAGCACAGGCGCTCCACAAAGAGCGTTAGGTCCTGCTGCTACTGCTGGTTTTCGTCTTTACAAGATTGTTCGTCTTTATTTTCAGTCGGCAGGTTCTACTTTCCCCGGTCAGTTTCTAAAACCTGTAAGTAGCAGAGAACAAGTTTATTCACCTGACTATCTTACAAGTAAGTTTTGTTTAGAAGGAACAGAGTTTATTTTCGCAGCGCAGTTTGGAGGCACTTTGACTTTTGAGTATGTGCCTTACCATAATGTAGATTTTGCTGCTGCCGCAGCGTTTATTGACGACTTGGGGCAGTTCCACGACCTTATTGCTCTTTATGCTGCTCGTTATTATGCTATTGCCGACGTTGGTGTAAATAACGCATTAGAAAGAAAAATAGCATTTAGAGAAAAGCAGTTAGAAGATTACCTAACGTCAGGTCGCCAAGCGACAGCAAACCTTTATGTAACTTACACTAACCCAGACTTTATTACATAGGAGGCGTCATAAATGGCGGTAAAAGGAACAGAAATAGAAATCCTAAAAAGTGGAATGGATTATTCCACATTAGACAAAAAGTCTGCGTGGTTACAGAACTTACAAGTAAAACAAGGTTCTTTATGGGTTCGCAAGGGTTTCGGGCAACTACACCAAATAGACACCACACTAAAAACAGGCACAAACTCTAAAACTTGGAACGAAAAAAATGTTGGAGCAACACAACATTTAGGAACTCATTATGTAAAAACTGCTTTTGGAAACGAGCAGTTCCTTACACTAACCAAAACAGACTGCTACACAGCAAACATTAGAACCGACAATAACTATGCGGCAGGCGACACCTCACACGAAGGAACACCTTGGAATAACGGGTTAGTTGGTTCAGGCGACTTTATTAGAACTTACACTCTTCACATTTACGACAAGACGCTCGATAAGAGTTGGGAAGAGGTTATTTACAAAAAGTCTTCACAGGAAATCCCAGAGGACTTACTAAACCTAAATAAAGTTTATCCCCATTACCAAACAATAGAAGACGACGAGCGTGGAATAGACAACACACGCTACATTAGTGCTGACGATGACGCTGACGAGGTTGCTTTATTTACAGACATAGGAAACGCCGTTGTCTTTGGCGCACAGGGTTTAGGACTACACATTTACAACCCAGTCGTTTTCAACGAAAGACAAGACACAGCACACAACCGCTTTTATGACTGGAACACTTATGAGGGCAAAGGTGAAGCGTCTTATGTTATTCCTTTCAAACTAACTGACTTGTCTTCCCTTGACGGGTTTGACTACTTATTAGAAGGCGAAATCCAAAACGTTTCTGCTATTTCTCTTTTCAGAAACAGACTTGCTATTGCTGCTGGTAAGCGCATTTATTTTACAAATGAGTTTAGTGAAGACAAATTATTTGCTTTTACAGCAATCCAAACAGACAACTTTGTTGAGATTGACGCACCAGAACCTATTGTAGCAATAAAAGGTTTCAAGCAGTTCTTATGGGTTTTTACAGAAAATAACACCTACATTTACAACTCACCTAACCCAGACACAAATGTCGGGCAACTTTCAGGTGGAGTTTTTGTAAATCTTTCTACTACTACTGGTTGTCTAAATAACCGCTCATTAGTAGAAACACAAAATAGTTTTATTTGGTGTGATAAGAATGGCGTTTATGCTACAAGCGGGACTGCTACTTTCCAAAAAATAAGCGATAGAATAGACCCATTTTTCAGGGACTTTATTACCAACCCTCTTACAAACTTTTTTACTTTGTCTGGCGTCAGCGACGACACACTACCACAACCACGAATGGTTTATGACTTTGCTGAAAGAGAACAACGCAGAGGCGTAAAACTTGATTACAACCCTAACACTTTTGAGGTGTTTATGTCTATTCCTTACTATGGAATAACTTGGGTTTTCAAAGAAGGGAACTGGTTTATTTGGTCTTTTGAGAGTGTAAGAGACCCACTACGCTCTCCTACTGATGTTGCTAAAACAGAGAACCTACAAAACACAGAAATAGTTGTAGGTGGTTCTACTACTTATGTAGTTGGTTGTTTTGACGACAAGTTAGTCCAAAATCAAACTTACATTCAGGGTTACAGAACAGACGGAACAGAGTGTATTTATGACGGAACTTACAAGGTTTCTTCTTATTACCTCTGTGAGTTAGGCAGAGGTGGAGCAGCAGACCGCTCTGTTGGTTCAGCAACTTACAAAGGTTCAGGCACAAACGAAGACACACGCTTCCGTTCTGGTGAGTGGGTCGCAGACGAAAGCAACACAGGCAACGAAATAACCGACCTTGGTTCTACAAAGGGCGTTTGGTATTTCGGCAAACCAGTTCGTAGAAATCCTTTTAGAACATCTGACTT